GAACTTGCTCTCTGGAATAATGTATTCCTTTTCCCCACCTTCACCCACAAGCGCCAGGGTCGGCCTCGTTACCACACCACCCTCCTGAAACCCGGGCAAAGGCTTAACTCCTCTCGCAGCTCCTCCTTCTCGCAGTCCAAGAAACCCCAGCATTGCGCCACCAACACCACCAGCCGGAAGCCCAAAGATATATTTAAGCACCGCTGCCTTCGCCGTTGCTTCAAGAATCCATGCGGCAAGATCAGACATCATCCTTCTCAATGCCTTGCTCCAGCTCTTCTCAATTCCCATGAAAAGATCTGAGAAAGTCCTTGCAATTTCTCCAGCCGTGTAATCGTAGATATCGACCATTCTATAAGCCTGTTCTTCCATGTTAGCAAAGAACCGGTCAGTATCTTCTAATTTCCATAACTCATCCATATCAGCTTTAAGATGATTTAGATGTGTTTCCACTTCCGGCACCACAACAGGAACTTCTGCGAGAGCCTCATTAAATTTGGTCTGATTTTCAACGGCAGTTTTAATTATTTCATTGTGTTTCTCAATGCTGGCATCTAATCCATCAACCTGAGCCTTAACCTCTGGCAATATCCCCTTTGCAGCTTCCCATGCTGCTTTAAATTTGCCCTGAAATCTGTTAAACTTGCCAGCGCCGCCTTCCATGCCGTTGACTTCGTGATAGTAAAGCCAAGCTGCTCCTTCAAATCCCCGATAACATTCCGGAGCTGCGCCGTCTTTCCCGCAAATGTCTCAACATAAGCCGCTTCAGCACCGCCAAACTTCTTGCCAACCTCCGTGATAAGCGCTGAAAGCCCTTCCATTTCGAACCGGGTCTTGTCAATCTGGACGCCGTATCTCTGGAGCATCATCAGGTTACCCTGTGCTGCCTTCGCCATATCAAGCGCCGCCGTTCTTACATCCTTGCCAATTGCACGAGCATAGTCCAGTGTCGCCTGGATCATGGGTTTCATCAGTGCCGGAGATACCTTATAACGCAGGAAGAGGGCCTCTATTGCCTCAATGGTCTCGTTGCCCACCGAAGTTGTCCTCTGCAGTTCATCGGCAAGCTGCTTTAAATACTCATAAGTGCTTTGAGACTCCAATCCCACAGATCTGAGAGCTGCCGCCAGCTGAGTGTCAGCTATCTCCTGCCTGTTTGCCGCCTCTGTAATGGATTTGATTTGCCGATAAAGAGCATAAAAGCCAGCACCTGCGAGAATTCCCTTGAATGAGAGGATCGTTTTCCTCAGCTTGGAAAAGGACCCGGTGGCATTCTTAACAGCTTTGGAAAATTTATCTTTAAGCTCCAGAATTACAGCTACTCGTTTATCCGGCATCTCTTATCGCCTCCGCCTGCACTTGTTTATATACCCTTTCGATGACTTTAATCCCTTCCACAATCCACCCGGGCAGACTGAAGAGATCCATTTTGAAGCCCAGCTTGAGAGAGTCCCAGAGTTCCAGACAAAGAAGCCAGTCGGGATCAGGCGATCGAAGGAACCCGGTGTCGTAAAATTCACCTCCCACTTCCAGCTTTCGGGGCAGCCTGTCTGTATAGCCTTTGAATACACAGTAGGCATATAGCCTCAGCCCCTCGTAAAATCCTGTTTCCTGAAAAAAGGGATCTTATTCCGCTCCATTATTTCCATCACTATTTCCCAGAGCGTTGCATCCGTGAAAGTCGGAAACTTCTCAAACAGCACATCGAGAGCTGCATCGGAAAGCACATCATACTTTCGCCCCAGATACTCAAACTTCTCAAATTTCAGTTCAACATTCACATCCACATCTTCGACACCAACCTTCAGAACTGCCACTAGCAACCCATTTAGCTCCTCCTTAGCTCCATATCGCAGTATCACATCGGCAATGTAACCATTCCTGAGTGCAACATCCAGCTCCCGCAGCTTCCACTTATGGCCGCCCTTCTCAATTTCCCAGCTCACTATTTACCTCCGCCCTATGTCTCAGCATAAATAGTAAAAATAAATTTACTTGTGAATACCCAACCGAGTGTCGTATAAACTATGCCATCAGACTCATTTGTCTCTCTACTCTCCACATTCGCTGTCCCCTGGATATTGAAAACATCTGACTTTGTAATTTCCCATGTCGTCTCTACATCACCCACATCCTTTATTGCTGTCGCATCAAGCTCACCTTCAACTGTCGCCGTTATTTTCTGCTTCGTGATAAAATAGCCATCTATATAACTGCTACCAATGGGATTAGGACGCTCATATAGAGTATTCTCACAATTAATTTCAATGTGACGCCAATAATCTACGCCTACTGTTGAGCTCGAAACGTCCGTCTTAATTGGTGAGCTCGTCTCAAAACTGGGTGTCAAACCTGGCAAAGTTGAAGTTTCAGCATTCAGAAGCCCCTGTATCGTGAATTTTACAACCATTAATTCGCCCGGCGTCAGCAAAATTGTAAATTTTGAAACTCTCGCTCCCTTAAGACTGAAGTAATAGCCATCTTGTGCCGCAACACCGATAGTCACAGATGATGGTGCAGTAGAAAGTTGATATTTCGTATAACCATTGACATCATCTATCGTTTCCGAAAATGCAGCAGCTTTTATCAACCTGCCAAAGCGAGGAGCCGTTGAAACATTTTCTCCTTTTCTGATATAAGTCGAAAATTCGAATTCAGCCCAATTTTTGCCAGGATAAATCCGTCCAATCTCCTGAATCGTAGTCGGATCCGCCACTTTCACAAGCGCCTCCGTGATTTTTCGAGGCGGTGTAATATCAAATGCCTCTATGGCATCATTATCAGTTAGTGTTTCGGCTGTGCCATAAGTTGATTCCTCTGCAACATATACTGCCCAAAGTGCCCTGATAGGATCTGCCATTTCTTATCCCTCCTTCTAAAAGCTCCGGGCTTCCCTGTAATACTGCACCCGAAGCTCAATTGAAAAGGACCCATGCGGCTGCATCAGTCCCGCAGCAGTCCTTATAACAGCTATATAAGATTTTTTGATATAATCCAAATCATAATCCCATTCAGAGTTAAGCTTTTCTATTACATCTTCAAGCCAGCCCAGATAATTCTCCATATCTCCATAGGCATTTTCATAAAATCCATCGATGAGATAAGTCGCCTCACAGTGCACTCGGGTCCCCACAAGCTCCCATATCTCATTGCTGAAACATACTCCCAGAACCTTCGAGCCCGTGAGATTTTTATTCTCAAAGAATGGTGATCCATCCACCACAGTCGTCCCTGTGAGTTCAGCCAGAGCCGTCTTAATCGCCGAATAAATCTGATATTTGTAGTTAGTGGCTGGCAAAGAGGGACCTCCTCAGCTCCTCAACGAGCTGTTCCATCTTCGTTGACTCATAAAAAGCTTCAGCGCCCAATGTCCGGAAATCATATTTGCGCCTTGCCACAAAAGGAGCATATTCAACATTGGTCCCCACTCGCACCCAGAACCTGTGCCTATCTCTGCCCGTCTCTCGCACCGCATCCCTTGCCTGCTGCGCCTCCTGCGGGGTCCCGAACGAGCTTCTCAACCTGCCAGTTATCACCCCGATCCTCGGCCGGGGATAAAAACCTCGTGGCACCGATACATACTTCCGCCCCGTCCTTCTTGACACTCTCCACCTGAACCTCGGTCTCCCTGGATCCGTCAAATACTTCTCCTTCACTGTCGCCACAGTGCCCAACGCCCACTTCGCCATAAACTTCTTGACCCTGCTCTCGAACGCACCCAGTTCACCTCTCAGCATTCTATAAACCGCCTCATCACCTGTAATCCTAAACTCAATCAACTCGGATCCTCCTGTATGTCTCTACCACTCCGATAATCTGCTGCAAATCAAAGTCATCATAAACCGTTATGCTCTCATTCACACCAGTGACACTCTTAACTCCCAGCCTGCCCTTCTTTTTGTAGAATTCCCATGCCGCCAGCTTTATCCCTGCCCAGTAAAGATCCATCGGGATTCTGGGTGTTTCTGCTGCTGTCAATGCATACCAGCCCGCCTTATACTGCACTTCCGACTTCTCAAATTCAGCATCAAATTTGAACCTGATAATTCCAGCTTCCTCGTCAATGAGATAATAATCATCTTCCACTGTGGTATCATCCAACTTCACTGAAGTGACCTCGATAATGGGAGCATTATCCGTTATGATCGTGTATCTCCGCTTGAAAGGCTTCCAGTATTTGGTTTCCGTATAACTTGCCTGTGATAGTTCTCGCCCGGTTATCCGCTCCATCATTGCCCAGCTTGCATTAAGACAATTCTGCAAGATAGTATCCTGCGATGTATCTGAGATCCCCAGATACGACTTCAGATCATCAAGTTCCAGAAGATTCGCACTCATTTCTTAGCTTTGGGCTTCTTTACAGCCTTATCCTTAGGCGGCTCGTCCAGAGCTTTATCCTCCTTCTCCTCAAGAATAAGACAAAGCTCTGGGCCTATCCTCTTAGCGACATCCTCGTCAACCTCATAAACCTTGCCGCCCTCATAGAGCATATTGTCAACCCAGACCCTGTTACCATCTCTGATCTTGATTTTCATTTTCATCTTCTTGCCTCCCTATTAATGGGACGGGAGCCGTAGCCCCCGCCCCAGGTTTTTATCATCAGCTTGCCGCCGTCTTGATGACAGCGAAAGCATCCGCATAGGCGACAGCTATCGCCACTCTCTCAATGAGCCTGATAGCACTCTGATCCGTCTGAAGCAGCGAAGTCGAGCCAACAGATCCCTCTTTCGCCACATAGGCTTCCATCGTTGCCCTGTCTCCGAAGTAGAGATATTTCAGATTGCCAAAAGCGATAAATGGCTTATTTGCCTGTGAGCCATCAGCAGTCGAGGGCATACTTGCAATCTCGTAATAGGGGAACCCAAGCACGGTGCCAGGATTACCGCCCACCGGAGGACTCCAGATATACTGACCATTGTTATCCGTGATTTTCCTCAGCACTCCCGTAATCGTAGGGTGCCAGAACCAGGCAGCTCCCTGCTTTGCCTCAGGATCAATTGCAGTCGTGGCATCAATCAGATCACCAAAATCAACCTTGGCATAAGTGGTATCACCGGAGCCCATCGTGACCGTATTCACACCAGAGGCATTGAGTATGCCGGTAAAGGGAGAACCAGAACCTGCAAATGCCTGCTTGTCCTCTTCTTTCGCCATTGCCTCAGCAAAGAGCTGAGTCAGGAGATCGATAACATCCACTTTTGCATCTGCCAGAAGCTCATTGGAGATCACAGTCAACCCGGCACATTTGTGCGCAGTCAGAGTCACCTGTGAAAGAGTAACATCAGAAGCGGTGATAGAATTTGCCTCAGAAGGCCAATATACCGTCACCGAGGAGCTGAGAGCAGGCACCAGCATTGTGTCCGTGCTCATGGGAACCTTCGTGGCGAACTTTCTCGCATATCCATAGTTATAAATGAGCCTGACGACCTCAGCCCTGAACTCATCCGGCACCAGATACCCACCAGCAGAACCAGTGCCCTCACTCATCGCCTTACCGTGCACCAGATCCTGGAAAAACTCCAGAGCTTTATGCTTCCAATCGGGAACCTTATCTCCTTCCTTCTGCCAGTTTTTCCTCTGCACCTCAAGCAGAGGTTTTATTTTCTCAATGACAGCCTGCTCAACTGTCTCAACAATAAGTTTTTTAGTCTTCTCGTCCATTTATACATCCCTCCCTGTGATGCGTCTAATAACCTGCTCAACGACAGTCTCGGCAATCTCCCTGACCTCTCCAGGGTCTATCTCTTCCCCTGAGGTCTCCGGGTCTTTTTCTGCCGAACTCTCATCTTTTTTCTTTACTTCAACCTTCTCAAAAAGCTTCTCACTCAAAACAACAAGCTTCTCCTCGACCCTTAAAACAGCCTCAGCAATCTGGTCAAGCTTAGCTTCAATATCAAAAGTCTTCTCCTCAGCCTCAAATTCGGCGTCTGGAAAGATCTCTTTCATCTCACCCTCTTCAAAACTCCTGCTTATCTCAGGATGCTCTTTCACCCACTGCTTCGCTTTCGCCATTGTCCAGCCATCCGCTTTAGGAAATCTGAGTGATTGGATTGTGGTCTTCGTCTCGCCCTTCAGTTTTCCGATTATAGCGAATACTCGAGGCTTATCTCTCTTTAATGTAATCCTTCTGAAGCTATCCTGCTGAAAATCCTTAGGATCACGAACCGAATGCCTTATTTCGTTTTCGGTTTCCTCCCAAATTTTCTCAATTGTCTCCATGTTCTCACCCTCCTTAATGGCATCCAGAATGGACTTTGATCTTATCTGGATTTGCCCTTCATTTATCGCCTGCACCAGTGCATCCGGATTGGCTGGCACAGGCACAGCTGAAATCTCCAGAAGCTCAACTTCTTTGAACACTCGCCTCACATTCTCATTGCCTTCTTTATCTTCCCAACTGCGGGGAATGAACCCAACTGAGAAGGCTTTGAGATACCCGCTTTTGTAGAGTTCCCAGACTTCGCTCGCCAGCTGTGTTTTATTGTGAAATTGTGCCTTGAATTTGAGAGCATCGCCTTCCTGTTTCACCCAGAGGACCCGGCCAATCGGGGGAATATGATAATTATGCCCCCATATCAGAACCGGATTTTTGAGGAAATTCTCCAGTTTCCAACCACTGACCTCGATGATCTCCCTATCTCTGTCAACGTTCTCCGTCGAAGCAACTGCGACAAGTGTCCTTTCCTCTGTATTAACTTCCTTGACAAATGCCTTTGTGAATATCTTTTCACTCATTTACAATCCCTCCTTCAAAACTGGCAAAAAGGTGCAACGGCATTGAATTCGCTCCTCTGGAGGAGCATTGGGGTCACCCGGGAACATAAGGGCATATCCTCCCACATTAAAGGGTTCATTCAAACCCACAACCTGTCCATCTGCCGCCTGATGTGACGGTCTTACATTGCTATCTCTTGAAGAAAGCCAGCTCTTCTTTTCGACAACTCCAGATTCCTCAAATGTCATATGCGTGCCCGCATTAGTCGCACCTATGACTTCCGTTCTGGCGATTGCATAAGCTCTATTAGTCGTTGCATTATCAAATATCTGCCGCACTCGTTCTGCTAGATTATCAACACTTTCCCCAGCTTCAAGTCCATCAGCTAACGAATTTCTGAGTTTGTCCCAAGTAGTCTCATTCACAAATTCAGCAAATTGCTGCTCTTGGGCCCTCAGAAAAGCTGTAGCCCGGGGATTGCTAAAGTCAAAATCAACCTCAATCCCCATCAATGCAAAAGCCCTCTGCACGCCTCCCATAAAGATGTCCTGAAAATGCCCCTCCGTCTCCTCAACAAAAATGCGGTTCCACTCCTCGGGCGAGAATAGAATAAAATCGAGAATGTCCTCCTGTGCCTTATGCAGCCCCATCGTCTTCTTGATCTTAAATAGATTCTCGAGGACCTGCTTCTCCTGTTTCTTAAACAGCTCTTTCATCTTCACTTCTCCTGTTTCTTAAACAGCTCTTTCATCTTCACCGCAAACCGCCTCTCAAGAGGCTCTGTCTGTGCCACAAAAAGCTTCCAGTGCTGATCACGCACATCTTTCCTGACGACGAGCAGATTGGAAGAGGTCCTCTTCGTTTCAACATTCTCTTCGTTTTTCAGAGGATAAAGATTCATAGGCACGAGTGGAGCATCGCCCCAATCCACGGGCTCATAACCCAACTCTTCACGAACCTCATTCACGGTCAGCACATAATTCTTGAGATAAATTTGCTTTTCCTTGAGCTCAAAATCTTTATCTTCAGGGATAGGATTTTCATAATCTATCTCCAGCTCCTGCCCGGGCCAGAATACTTCAATCAGGTCATACTGTAAAATCTCCCTCAAAAGCTCAAGCCGGGGCGCAATCACCTCCTTTTGAAAAGTGTAATCGGCCGTCTCTGCATTGGCACGATTAACATCTTCAACAATGCCAACCTTGGAGGGAGGGATCCCCCAGATGTGCAGGATGCTATCCCTCGTGAATTTCCGCCCAGCAATATATTCCAGATCCTTCAAAGTCTGTCCCAGCGTCTGGATCTCCACATCCGGAAAATTCAGCACAGCAACCTTTCCAGCTCTATCAACTCCCCTATAAGCTGAAATCCATTCTGCCTTCAGCGCCTCCCTCTGCTCCTGCGTCATGCGCCCCTTGATTATCACATCCGGCATTGCCCTGTTTTTCAGCAGATTATACTGATATTTTTTCATGATGAGGTCGGTGTCATATTCATAAGCCACAGCTTCAAGAACCCCCATGCCATAATAAGGATCAGTGGGATGTGGATATTTGAGGTGAATTATCTCATTCGGCTCAAAGGCAAGCTTCTTATTGCCATACTGATAGAGATAGCCCTTGATCGTGCCGTCGTCGTTGGGGACTATCTTCATGCGGTTCGGGGGGATGATCCATATCTCAGCAGGAACTCCGAGCTTATTCAACGGTGTATACCAGTATGAATTGCCCGTTGTCTCAAGGTGCATGATGGTCTTTTTCCAGAGCTCCCA